ATAGTTTAAGTAATAAAATAAAAGTAATAGGGTTTTTATCTAAAAATAAGAAAAAAACAAAAACAGTAAAAACATTTACTATCACAGAAAACGGTTTAGAATAAAATTATTATGGGAAAAGAATATTATGATAGGTATCAAAATTTTAAGGTTGATGGTACATACAAACCATTACCTTTTATTAAGATAGAACCAAAAGATACGGATAAGACAGTTGTTTATAAATCACAAATAAGTAGATTAGATAAGTTTAGTCAACTTTATTATGATAACCCTTTTCATGGATGGTTAATATTGTTGGCCAATCCACAATATGGTGGGGTAGAAGAAAATATAACTAATAATGAAATAATTAGGATACCATTCCCATTTAAAGATAGTTTACAACAATATATAAATGAAGTAGATAAATATTTAACTTTATATGGCTGATAATGTAGAAAACGTAGGAAATATTTTTATTGTTGATCCTAACCCACCTAACCTGGAGGTAATACCACCTGAGGACATGTTTATATATGTAAAATTTTCTGCCTATCCTAGAAACAGAACAACATATCAAGGTGCAGACAAACAAGGTAATGACCAATTTAGTGTTTTTGGTGTGGAAGATGAGGTTAATTTTATATCAACAGAAATAAGATATAATAGTGATGGAAAGATAGATCCAAAACTACAAAAAACATATTCCACAACAAATTGGTCAAATATTGGTAATTTTTCAAATTCACAAAGTAGTGGTATTTTAGAGGGGTTTGGTATCAAAAGTATAGATATTAAATATAACGCCAGTTTAGTACCTACCGTAGATATAACATTTACAGATGTAAGAGGTTCTGCGTTGTTTGATAACTTACCAAGTAATGGTGATATAAAATCACCATATGCCGTATTTTTCAAATTACCATATCCTATTTTTAGATTATCAGTAAAAGGTTATTATGGGCAAAAAGTAGATTATTGTTTACATATGGTAAATTGGACATCTAGTTTTGATAACACTACTGGTAATTTTGATATATCTGCCAATTTTTTAGGTTACCAACAGGCGATATTAAATGATATGGTTTTAGGGAATGTAATTGGTGTTGTAAATACTGATACAGGATTTGAAAAATTACAAAATATTTTTAATAAAGGAAATAATAACTCTAATACAAATAATTCTACTACTATTAATACACTAAAATTGGATGATTTTTTAGTGAAGATTTCTAAATTACAGATAGAGAGTCAAGTTATTAAATCAAAATCAGATTCCTTTAACGTATTAAAAGATTTAAATGGTAAACTTTCGTTATTAAAACAAATAAGAACATTTATTGGGTCACCAATAGAAAAAGATGTTGGAGGTCAAAATAATCCGGATGATACACAAAAAAATTATTTAAAGATACCTAACGATAAAACAAAAATAGTTAGTTCTAGTATTAATGATAATATTTTAAAACCAAGGGTTAATTATCAATCTATAAGAGATTACTTACTAATAAAAACTATAAATCAAAGTAATTTTAAAACTTATATTTCAACATTAAATGTTATAATAAATCAATATAATAAATATATTTCATCAGATGATCGGTTTACTAAAACTAATGATAATAGTCTAACTTCGGCAAAAGATAAAAAGACTAATAGTAGTAAACCAATAAAAACTTCTAAAGACAATCAGTTAATATTATCATTTAAAAATACAAACGATGAAGATAATTGGGAAGGTTTTGTTGTTACTAAAGAAAATAAAAAAATAATAACAGACGATAGGTCTTCTTTAGTAAATATTTTAACTAAATTTAGTAGTAATGACGATGTATTATCGTTAACAAAAAATTATGATGATGGTGATGTTAATAAAAATTTCTCAATTGAGAATTTTAAAAATACAATAAATACTAAAGAATATTATAATGATAATTTTACTCCTGAAACAGTTGTTATGGTAGTAGATTTTAGAGAACAAAGAGTTTTAGTTGAAGACTCAATAAAAGATTTAGAATCTACGATAAAAAAACAAAGGGAGAAAGTTGAAGAAGAAATCAATGTAGAATTAGTAGAAAATTTTAAAAAAGAGACTGGGTTTAATCCAACAATAAAATCTTGTTTTGAAATATTGGCCAATAATACACAGGCAATGATTGAAACAATTTCTGATATAACTGTAAAATCAGAAGAAGAAGGAATTATAAAAGACAGGGGTAATATTTTAAAAAATTATAGTACAGATATACCAAACTCTATACAAGAAAAAATAAATAATAGTACTTCTACTAAAGGTGTGGCGTGGCCATCAATTTATATAGAAAATGGAAATTCTTCTGAAGAAGAAATTTATATAGGTGATGTTAATAATGTTAATAGAAGTGTTTTCCCAGAATATGATTTTGTTGAAAATGTTTTTGACAAATTAGTTAATAAAAAAGAAAACTTAAGGGAAATTACAAGGGCGAGTATTTTAAGGAATGGTTTGGATAGTGATAATTGGTTCCCAATAAACCCAATAGATTATGATATTAACCCTTTTATTAATTTTAATGTAGGAAACGATAAAGATACTATAAAAAATGAATTATATAAAACAATAATAACAAGATTAATGTTATTAAAGAATTATTCAAGATTTAAAGATCCCTTTATTAGTAAATTAAATAGTTATGGTAAACTTGATGGGTTAATGGTTGATAATATTGTTATTGGTAATCAAACTAGGTTATTAATAGAAAATATTTTAAAAGTTTTTACAGATAGTAGTAACAACACTGAAATAGGTAAGATTTTATCTGATATTAAATTTAATAAAAGTATTAATATTAGTAATACTTATATTACATTAAAAGATAACTCTTTTGATTTTGATGGTGTAAAAATAGGTGGGGATTATGATAATGAAAGTAATGATTATGTCTTGTTTAACAATAAAGGTGTAACCACAAATACTAAAAATTTATTACAATCAATAATAGATAGTGATGTGTACAGTAACAAAAAAAATAGTCCGGGTTCTACAAGTGATAAAATTTCTACTGAATATGATTCTACTAATAATATTGTTACTAATAATTTAATTAATGTATTTAAAGATTCTGTGAGTAATACATTATTAAAAGATAATACTAAATTATCTTTGGATATATTAAAAAATTTAACGTATGAGTCAATAGAACCACATATTAATAAAACTGAATTTAAGACTATTGGTACAACTGAATACGAAGAAAATTTGGTTAAAGGTTTATTTTATAGAAACCAACCAAGTAATTTATCAAGAGGTCTTCTATGTTTAAGTACATTACCTTTTGAAATATTTAAAACTGGATTTATTGATCCAGTATTTGAGGGTAATAATTTTAATAATTCCAGAATAGTAAAACTACCTAGTTTATATGTTTATTATATTGGTGGTTTATTATGGAGATTAGAAGAAAATGTAACTGGGAGTATAAATTTTGGTACATTTAACGGAGTTTCTTATGATAGTTTTAGAACAGATAAAAACAAATATTTTACTAAATTTGGGTATTTAACTGGAAATAATGATATTTCTATTGAAGATAATTTAACATCATTACCTAAAAGTGTTAAAATAGAGTTTATTAATCAATTTAAAAATTGGGTTAGTGGAAATTTTAATAAAGATTTTACAGGTATTTTTGAAGGTAATTTATTTATAATTAGTGAAGGTGTTGATGAAAAAAAAATACAATCGTCAAAAAAAATAATATTAGACCAGGTTAAAGACACTACTGATTTTATTATATTAGACCCTAATATTTTTAACCCCACAAAAGAGAATAATAATTTATCTATAACTTTTGATGATATCAATAAATATATTGGAGGGTTATATAGTGTACTAAATAGTGAAACAGAGACTGTTAATACTAATTCTAATAGTCAAAATGAAGAAAAAAAAGAAAAAAATAATTTAAAGATAAAATTACAACTTTATAATTATTTTAAAAATATAAATGATAAATGGATTTCAGATACAGAAAAACCATTTAATATATGTGGTGGACAAGGAAGAGACTTAATAGATTATTTTAAATTTATTGATAGAGGTTGGAATGATATAGGTTCAAAGGCAGTTTTCAATTTAAAAAGTTTTTTAAGTTTAGGTAGTGATTTAAATGTTAGTTTATATTTTTTCATGAGTAAATTATTAAGAGATAGTAATTTTCTATTACAAATTTTACCAAACTATATAAATTATAAAGATGTAGAAGAAGTATCTAAAATATTTAAACCACAAACAACAATAGAGAGTAATGTTTCTTCTGCACCAATTTATTGTTGTATATACGCAGGTGGTAATTCACAAGTTTTAGATATTGGAGAAAGAAATAATTATTATTTTAAAGATGATGGATTCACATTTAAAAATGGTAGTCTAATACCACCAGACATGGTTGATGATAGTAACCCAGTAAAAGATATAACAAATAGTAATTTTTCTTTAGTTGCCTTTAGGGTTGCCTTTGGTGCCCAAAACCAAACAATATTTAAAAGTGTTTCATTAAATCAACAGGAACATAAAGAAACTGCCGAATATTTTAGAACATTATCAGACTTAGTTGATAAAAGAGGGAGTACCCAAAGAACTTACCAGGGTACGAATTTATTAAGGTTGTTTAAAACAAGATCATATACTTGTCAAGTGGAATCTTTAGGATGTATGAATATACAACCATTAATGTATTTTGATTTACAAAATGTACCATTTTTTAATGGGGCGTATCTTATTACTAATGTAAATCATAGTATTTCACCTAATCATATGACAACAAGTTTTCAAGGATTAAGACAATCTAAATTTATAACACCACCAATAGAAGATATAACAACTAGTTTAGATATAGATTTAAATGAAAGTAGTGAAATACCAAAAATTGTGTTTACTAATTTAAAAAGTGGTAACCCTATTTTTAGTATTGGCGTTAATGATCCTGATAAAGACTTTGATTTTGATAATAATTTTACTGAGGTTAATTTTAAAAGTCTTGGTGTTAGTGAGACTTTAAAACTAACAAATTTAAAAGAAGTCATGAAAAATCAAGAATTAACTACAAATAGTCAAGTTACTATGTTTTTAACAAATGTTTTAGTACAGTCAAATAATTTAGTAGAAAAGGAATTACCTTGGAATATAGTAGGTGAAGTACCTAATAAAATTAGTAATACCAATAATAACCTTTATTATGGGGATATTACACGTAGTGATAATGTATTACCTATTTATACTGCATCTACAAAAGAAACAAACTCTATTGTAACAGACACCCCTGTAGAGGAATATTTAACAATACAACCAATATTTTCTTCAAGTACAAGTACATCAGATGATTTATCATTTACACCAAATGATAATCATAATTTATCCCAGGATAAATATTTTAATATTTTAGATGGTGACGAATATAGGTATAGACCTAGAGGGTATTTATATATTATAGGTAGAAAACAATATAAAGATTTAGTGATTAATGGTTTAAGTAAACCTGATCAAATAACATCTTCTCAAGATAGTTTATTTACAAATTCGATAAAGGTATGGAAAGAAATCAAGGATAGTGTAGATATGAGTTGTTTTGATTATGTAAGTAAGTCAGATGGGAACGGGGCGGTTTTATCAAAAACTGTGGAAATATGTCAACAATTAAATACCGATGGTAAAACCATTCAAAAATCTTTTGAAGTTTTTGAGAAAGTTTTAAACACATTTACATACAAAAAAGACGATTCTAATGTCCCATTAATTAATTATTTTAACCCTTAATTAATAATTTAATCTTATTAATATTTGATAAGGCATTATTTTTTTTATAATATTGTATTATGTATATAGGAAATATAATAACAAAACAAAATTTAGATATAGAAAATTTTAAAATTTGTCCTACTTTAGAAGGGATAGATGAAACTTTACCTACTTTAATAATAGGGTGGAAAAAAGTTAAAACTATATATGGTAATACAGTATCAATTTTACATAAAAAAATAAATTCCAGGATTTTTTGGACTTTTAATAAGAAAGAGAGAAAAGTAGAGTACGATGAAGACATAGAAAATTTTAAAGAATATTGTTTCACTAATTTTGGTGAAAACATTCCTTATGTTTATTTAGATATTCTTTATGGTAAAAAAAGAATTAATTATAGGATTATAAAAAAAATATTATCATTGGAATCTCCAATAACATATTTGGATAAAAATGGTATGATATATATTTTTTGTGAAAATATAATTTTTGGGGTAGATTTAAATATATTAGAATTTTTTGAAGGTAAAAAAGAAAAAGTAATATCTAAAATACATAAATTAAAAAATAATGTTTTTGTAGATAATGAGATATTTAATAATAGAAGGGATTTTGTAATAAAAATAAAAGATAAAAAAAGATTAATCCCTTATGTTGTTAATATCGAATTAAATGGGTAGAATGATAACTTTGGCATCTTTTGTTTATAATGACAAAATAGAATCTTTTAAGAAATATTTAAATAAAAGATTTGATATCCACATAAAAAACATTTTTGAATACGATTATGGTGAACCTAATAAAGTTATATTAACTTTTAGGTTAAAATTAGATGAAGACCAAAAAGTAGATATAAATTCTTTTTTCCCACCAACAATAATAGTACATAAAAAAGGTGAATGTTTTTATACTATAAACGCATTAAATAAATTAATAGAAAGTTTATATGATGTACAATCCGGAAATGTTAATTATTCAGATTTCAATATAAATTGGGATGATTATCAAAATAATTTTATAATTATTTTTTCAAAAGAATTAAAAATATTAGACATAAAAAGGAATTTTTCTTAAAATTATTATATTTATATATAAATAAAATTATGGAAAATAAAGATAGTAAAAAAGAAAAAGAAACATTAGATGATAAATTAAATGATTTCTTAGGTGGGATTAACAAAGAAGAATGTATTGGTGATGAATGTTTAATAAATGATGGTAAAGAAATTGTAGAAAGAGTAAATAAGATCTATAAAACTAATGATGGTAGACAACTATTAATGTAATATGAGAAATAAAAAAAATTTATTAGAAGAGTTAAAAAGACATAAACAACTTTTAGAATATAACTTCTATTCAGAAAAAAAAGATGATGATGATTTAAATGGTGAATTATTATTAGATGATATGATAACTGAACAAGACCCCCCAGGTGATGAAGAAGAACCTATAGACATGGAAGGGGAAACCCCTGAAGGTGGTGATAATCCATTCGGAGACTTAGAAGGTTTAGGTGCCGAAGGTGGTGAAGAACCACTACCAGATATGGGTGATGAACTTCCCGTAGAAGATGATGTTTTAGATGACCCATTTTTAGGTATGGGTGGTGACGTTGGTATAGAAGATGAATTTGCGATAGAACCTGAGGGTGACACCGTTGAAGTTGATGTTACTGATATAGTTGATAAGACTGAAGAAACAAAAAATTCTGTAGATCACGTTAGTACTAAGATGGATAGTCTATTATCTAAATTCGGGGACTTAGAAAGTCAAGTTTCCAGTATGGATGATTTAATCGTTAAGATTGATGACTTAGAAAAAGAATTTGAGAAAAGAAACCCCACACCTTTAGAAAAATTAGAAATGAGGTCAATGGATTCATTTCCATACAACGTAAGTCTACCAGAATATTGGGAAGAAAAAGAAGGGTATGATATTGGTGGTGGTGAAGAGGAAGAAGAATATATACTTAGACAAAGTGATATAGAAAATTTTAATGATAGAGAAATAAAAGATTCTTTTAATAAATAATATTTTTTTATTTATTTTTTCATATGAAAAACCCACAAAATTTGTGGGTTTTTTTATTGACTTTTTGAAAATTTGTTATTATACTTAGATATTATTAATTTTAAAAAACTTAAAAAATGAGTAAAACTTTAGATTCGATTCTTTCTCAATATGAGAAGAACACACAAGAAAAGTCTACCAAAAAAATTTCAAATGAGGATAGATTAAAAAAATACTTTACGGAAAAGTTACAAAAAGGTGTGAAAACACAAACTAAAAAATTTAGAATTTTACCTGCCAAAGATGGTAGTTCACCTTTTGAAGAGGTTTTTTACCACGAAAAAGAAGTGAATGGTAAATGGCCTAAAATTTACTGTAACCATTTAAATGATGGTTCTGAATGTCCATTATGTGAAGCCAAAGATGCCTTATACCAAGATGGGAGTGAAAAGGCAAAAAAACTTGCCAAAGGTTTTTTTGCAAGAAAATTTTATGTTGTTAAAGGTATTGACCGGGACAACGAAGATCATGGGGTAAAATTTTGGAGATTTAAACATAAAAATGGTGATGGTATTATGGATAAATTAATCCCACTTTTTCAACAAAAAGGTGATATTTCAGATCCAAGGGAAGGAAGAGATATTATTATTACAAGTAATCGTGATAGTAATGGGTGGACAGTAGTTAGTTCAATAATGCCAGATGATGTTTCTATATTAACTTCTGATAAAGAAAAGGCAGATGAATGGTTTAATAATGAAGAAACTCATAATGACGTTTATGCCAAAAAAGATATGAACTTTTTAAATATTGTCGCAACTAATAAAACCCCAGTTTGGGATAGTGAACAAAGTAAGTATGTGGCGGAAGAAGATAAAGAGGAAAAAGAATTGGCATCATTGGAAGATGAAATTAATCTTATGAGTAATGGTGCAGATACTAACCTTGATATAAGTAGTGATGCGAATAAAGAAACCAATTTAGATAACGATGAAG